CTTGCTTGCTCATTTCTTTCTTCCTATGTTATACTTTGTCACGAGGCTCCATTCATTTTTTTCTTTGAATGGAAGGATCTTAATTTGGTTCAAAGGAGTCTGAGGCTCTGTGATCTTTTCTTGATCAACAACAGCGATCAATCCCCAGTCGGAGAGAAGTTTGACGACAGTATTTCTACGGCCTTTATCTTCGTCTGAAAAATCTGTAGGTTTACCGTCAAGAGCAAAGAGCTCTTTAAAGTGGACGATATAATATTTGCCTTGTTTGTGTAGGATATGGCAAGACTGATAAAGAGTCTTGTCCTTACGAGAAGCCACGCCGATACGAGTCAGAGTTTCACGAACTTTTAGGAAATCATCCTCTTCGCCGAGCCTCACTTCAATTAAACTTTCTAAAACACTCATGTTTCACCCTTCTGAATCTTTTTCTTTATTATTTTTATATGTTCAGAGGAGAGGATATCAAGAGCTGCCTTGGCAGCGCGGCGGTTATAACCGTAATACTCTGCAACCGCTTCGAGATCTCCATCCTTTTCTTTTTTCACCCACTTCGCAAAGCGTTTGCTAGGTCGTATGATATTTATCAAAAAAGAATATTGGAGTTTGTTATCGAGGTGGTGGTTACAGTTCATCATGTTTGCGGCATGGATACTATCCGCAAAATAGGACAGAGAACGATTCGTTAGCCAAGGACTATAAGTCTTCTCGGCGAGTGTGTCATTCTCCGTACCTTTCATCAGGTTCTTCTTGGTCGAGTTGATCGATGTCACGAAGTCGAATGCCTTCATCGCTGCGTCCTTTCATAATCACTTCAGCAGACTTATCAAAGAAGTCTGCACATTTTTCACATATCTCAAGAGAGACCACACCTTCATCGGTATTCACCCGCATTTCATGGAATGGCACACTCTTGAGATACTTATCTTCACATACGGCGCACGTCTTGTTTCGATTGAACCAGATCACAAAAACTCGCAGTCGGCCATGATCTCGGTGAGACATGCCATGAGGTTGATTTCAGGATCAGCAGCGAAGGCATTTTGATACTGGTACTTTGCAAGGTGTAGCACCAGCTGAGGCATGCTACCCTTACCAATATGATCTTCAGCCTTATCGAAGAAGGCACGGAAGAATTCGGTAGGTTCAATGTCAGACTCTCCAAGCCACTTACGAACGGCTGTGAAGTTCTTATCCTTCATGTAACCGATTAGCTTGGCAAGAGCAGTATCCGAGAAATTCCTAAGAATCCCAGTGTCAATCCCGCCAGTAGCACTATAACGTTGGAGCTCATTAATAACACGTCGCCAATCTGGAAAGTGTGTCTTGATGACTTCAGCAACGACCGCTTTTTCATAAGAAACTGATTCAGTCTCGAGGATTCCACATACTCTTTGCATAAATTGTTTGGCAAGAGATGGGAGTTCCGACTTAGGAATCTTAAATTTGATAACCGAGCATCGAGAATGGAGCGGCTCAATAATCCGATCGACAAAATTACAAGTAAGAATGAATCCACAGTTTGCACTGAATTCCTCCATAAAGTTACGTAGAGCTGGCTGAGTGGACTGAGGGTTGAGATAGTCGGCTTCGTCGAGGATCACCATCTTTCTGCCACCCATCAGCGACACAGAGCTAGCAAACTGAGAGATGTCGTTACGCAGCATGTCGATGTTACCATTCATCGAGCCGTTGATAACGATGTAGTCACATCCAAGCTCTTCACACATGGCTTTGGCCACAGTCGTTTTACCAACGCCTGCGGTGCCAGAGAGAATGAGGTTAGGAATGTTCTTCTGATCTACGAACTGTTGAAATGTTTTCTTGAGTTCGTCAGTCAGGATAGTGTCGGACACGGTCTTTGGGCGATACTTCTCGACCCACAAAAAATCTTCAAGCATAATATATCTCCGTCACAAAAAGTGGGCGATGCCGAAACACCACCCATTATAATCAAGCCTCGAACGAGGAGTTGGATTCAACAGCAATCCAATATTCTACTGTTGCACCCTTCCAATAGCTAAGACCCTTCGAAGAGATCGAAACGTCATAAGAACCTGGAATCAACTTCATACAATCCGAACGGAATACCATGCGGAAGCGAGCTTCAGTTTCACCAACTTCGACGCTGAATGAGTCGTTGCTAGTGCCACGAGTATCGACAGCTTGAAGCAAGATCTTGCCGTTCTTACCAACGATGGCGATTTCAGGTAGCTGAGAAACTGCCAGCGCCTTCATCACTCGATTGAGTGCTTCTTCTGAAATCAAGCAGTTGACTTCAGGATTAGGCAATTCAATCTCACGATCTGGTGGAACGATGATTAGCGAAGGATCAGTGACAGCGTACTGAAACTTGTTGTTGCCTTCGATGAGTTCGACGTAAGAATCCTTGATTTCAATCTCAGGATCATTAAACAAGGAGAGAGTGCCGATAAACCGTGAGAGGTCGTATACGGCAAAACCCCTGTCGAATTCTTGTTTAATTGTTGCTTTCGCAAGAACAGACTTTGTACTCGAAATAGTGCGGATCACGCTTCCAGGCTTGAACATGATGTTCTTGTTAATAGCCGAGAAGTTCTTGAGTACTTGCAACGTATCATTATCTAATTTCATAATAAATCTCCATATGTTCGGAATATTCAATATACCAAGGTTTGTATTAATTGTACACTTATTTGTTTTTGCCAAGTGCAGAAGGATCTGCAGTTGCTGCAGCACCGATACGTGCAATATCTGGTAGAGAACCACCGAATACATACGAACCAACGTGCTTCAGCTCCATCCATGGACATAGCCATACATGCATACCAGCGTTGCGAACCCACTGACAGAACATGTAGTCTTCAGAGAGGTAGCGCTTGGAGTAATCTTTGATCAAACCGTTGTTCGGATCTTTCACAAAGTCTACAATATCTTTCGCTTTTGCTTTTGGATTTTTTTTCAAGTATTCTTCAAGCTCTGCATTGATATTCGTACGCTTATGATCGATAGGTGTATCGAAGTATGCCATGATCTCTCGACTGCCATCAAAGTGTTCTGTGCGAACGTGATCTGGCTTGTAGAATTGCTGAGGATATGCTTCTTGGAATTTCTCGAAGGTGTTACGGCGAATCATCATGAAGCCTGTACCAGATTCAAGTACTTCGACTGGTTGACCGAGAGGAATTTCACGAGTTTCACCTGTCGGATTGAAGACGTAGTCGCCGACAAACTTTTCAAGATCGTTTGGATTCTCGTCAGCCATGCCCTTATCGACAGCAAGTTTGATCTTTTCCCAGCTGATGCACTTCTTTGGATATGGACCAGCGATGATATCATATTTGTCTTGAGTATGATCTGGATTCTGCAGTGCAAGCAGAGCGATCACGTCGTTAGGATTGAATCCAATGTCCGAGTCGATGAACATCAAGTGAGTATCACCTGAACGCATGAACTCGTCAGCGCAGTAGTTACGTGCTCGAGTAATTAGTGATTCGTTGAAGAGGAAGTAGAATCTGACTTGGATTCCGTAGTGTGTGCAGAGTGCCGAGAGATCTGCGATCGAACGTGTAAACATACCTGCGCATTGGCCGCCATACATCGGTGCGGCAATAAAGAGCTTGCGCTTACGTAGCTCTTCCATTGGAACATTAATTTCAATACCCATAATTAATCCTTATTTTCAGTATCATGAACGTGGAGTTGCATAATTGCGTAGTGGATAACCTTCATCAGGTCCTTTCGCCATTCGGCGGGATCACCCTTACGACCATATCGTTGAGTGTACTTCATCATATTCCCGATATTGAAACCAGTTCCGTGACCAGCATCAATGATGAATTCTGTTGCTTGAAATTTATTTCGGGAATAATGCTGTTCGTAAGTAGCATCGATGTAAGACTGAATTTCTTTGAGTGATTCGCCTTCATTGTATTTATAATCAATGAGATGCTTCGTTGGTAAACCGGGAATAAAAATATCTTTGCTCATTATGTAAAAAAGTCCTCAAGAGTTGCAGGTTTATTTTCTGACAGACCGCTCCATTTACGACCTTGCCAATACGGATATGAATTACGGGAGAGATGCACAGACTTTGGCTTTTCCATACATTCAAAGTCAAGTTCGCCCTTATCATTTTTCAGATAGTCGACCCATTCGATGAAGTTGACGCTACCCTGTGCGCATTGCTTTTTCATTTCATCTTTGAAGATTAGACGAAGTGTCTCACGTGATGCCCAGTCACCATAAAATGGTGTGCCCTTATAGTAACCAGTCTTAGGAAGTGCACGAGACTCGTTCTCAATAGGAAGCAACTCGTATACAGATACCTTGGCAAGATCAAGGTTATGCAGTTGCTCGTAGTATCTTTTGACAAGATCGCGAGTGGCTTCTTCAGGATTAGACTGCCGCATCAGATGGTGACGCACGTCGATGTTACCAAAATAAAATTCAGCAATCTCATGATGAGGCCGAATGAAAGTTTGTAGACCTTCTTTGAGCGCGCCGTGTAGAGTCTTGAAAGGAACCGAGTTGACGAACCAACCTGGACGATACATGCAGATGGCATGGCTGTCACCAGCCACGACACGATTTACGATCTCGATTTCTCGAACCGTGATGGCATTGTTTTCGATATACTTCAGGTTTTCCCAGTCGACCTTATGCCAGTCAGGATGGATTTCACCGTTCAGACGAGGCTCGAGCATCTCACTGTACTTTGGATGATCGATCCAAAGCGAATAGACTTTTTTGGTTTTATCAATTTTGGAGAATCGAATCAGGTTGTCGATGTTCCCGTAATTTTTCATACCGCCGAAGAGATTCAAAGAACCGAACCAATCGTTTCCATGATACACATAGATGCTATCAAACGAATTGATGTCATCATGAATATCACCAGTTCGATCGAGATGAACCAACCCACCATTCTCTACAGAAATTTGTTCTGCATAGATGGCAGCTTGCGCAGCTCGATGTGAATGAATGTTAGAAGATACGGGTGTGAATGGAGATGTAATAAGAGTTTTCATATTATCCCTTATATATCAAGTGTTCTATATTGTACATCATTTTTTGGCCAATCGCGGTAACTATTTACGCGATCGTAGATTGTAGGATCATTGAGTACTGGTTCTTTACCGACATTCCAGAACAAGATGTTCTTACCAGTATTTTTTGGAATGTATTTCCAAACCTTGCCGTCGTAAGTATCTATGCAAGGGAAAGGTGGAAGATTTTCTGGCTTCTCGCTCTGTTGAAATGGCATCGGCTCAGAGATGACTTCGGCTCGACCGAGTTCGCCAGCTTTCAGGTTACGAGACACTGCAACCGAGTGGAACTTGGCATTTGGCCATGCGATTTGCATTGCACGTGACAGAACACCTGTCGAGATAGCTACATACACTTCGTCAGGTGCTTCGATTTTAGATGCGGCCTTGACGATACCAGCAGTGACCAACTCATGCTTCAGGCCGAGTGGAACGAAGAAGGCATCTTCTTGAGAATCTGCCCAATCTTTGGCGATCTTGTTGAGATTTGGCATAGCAGCGATACGATGGAACGAAGCTTCTGCTCCTTGCTCGATACAACATGCCTGATGATGGGAGATGGTTTGTGAAGAAGGCATGAACAACTTCACCTTCTTGTTATGACGCTTGGCTACATCGAGAAGAGAAACGCCGGCGAGTCCAGTGCGAGGCTGTACATACACGATCGTCGACTGATTGATTTTTGAGAGTAGACAATCACCGCCACGAACCTTCGTTCCTGTAATCAAATCATCTCGCACACATCGAATGCCATCATGTACAGTTACAACCGGATCTGGATATGGATCAATCCATGTCTCGGCAAGTTTGAGGTAATATTCTCTGGCTTGTTCCCATCCGTAAATGCCTACGTCTTTGTTGACTCCGTCGATAACATGTTTGTTATGCGCCATTCGTTAGCCTATCATAATTATTGGTCTTGAGAGACCATTCAATGGGATATACCCAATCATACGGGATTTGCATCGTCTGTGACTTCACGCCAAACTTGACTGCCATATACTTATAATGCATGCACAGCTTGTCTTCGAGGTTCAGATAGTTATGCGTATAAATTGGATTGGAAGGATGTGCCTTCAGATAATCCATATGCTCGACTTGCATCTTCGCTGCATCGTTCAGAGGAACATAGTCACCGAATTCGTTGATCTCGTACTTGCTCTTACTCATGAGATTTGGACAGTCGAACACCTGACTCAGACCATCGAAGTAACCTGTACCGCCGTGCAGGAACGAGTCAGGATCCACCCATTCCGGATGGCTCATAGCCACATGTCGAGCAGCGTTCTTCGAAGGATACATGGCATTACGGAATCCATATTCCTTCACAAAGATCTCGTTCAACTTCTTGGCAAACTCCATCATCGTATAAGGACGATTACGAGAAGCAAAGATTTGATCAGCATGGATGTGAGCAAAATCATTTGGCACATCGCATAGCCAATCTTTTACGCTCGTATCCTTTGGATAATAGATTTGAAAAAGATCTGATCGAGCATGACGTTCAGTCATAAATCGAGTACGCATGGCTTCAGAACCACCAGATCTCCAGGCTCTGAAAGTTTTCCAGTGTTCATTGCTAAAGGAGAAGATGAGACATGCTTCGAGTACTGTTCGAGGATCGTCGACTTCTTTCATCTCATCAACGAACGGACACTCGTGCCAGTGTAGGCGATGGCTGAACTGCTGATAGTTGTCACGAAGAAGCGAGTCGCGACGTAAGTCATACTCACGACAGAACTCGAAGAACTTTTCAGTCCTCTCTTCTTGATTCCAATCTTTCATCCACGATTGCTTCGGCTTTCCTTTGTCGTCATATTCGACTTCAGCAATATTAGGATACTGAATATCAAACTCATGTTCACCCAGCAATTCAGTTAATAAGTTCATTGACTTTAGCCTTATATTGTTCAACGGTGAGTCCAGCAGCCTTGATAATGGTATCGTCAGACGGATGGTTTGTCATTCCGTTAAAGGTACGAACTAAGCCGAGATCCAGCATTGCCTTCTGTCGACCATACGGATGATCTTTAATTTTGCATGACGACCACAATGAGTCGAAATCAAGATGGTTATAAGCTCCACCTGGTTTTACATAGTTCTCGACCCATCGGATAAAGTCGCAACATACATCTTCTGCATTATAGGGGAACGCACCAGTGTCTGCATAGATCTTCTCCATTACCCTATCAAGGAAGAGTTCTTGTTTCATTTTGTTTGTGTTGTTTGCCAGATATGAGATACACTCGACTGCATTCGTGCCATAATAAAATGGACTTTCGAGATTGACATACTGCGGAAACCAATCGGCGATGTCTGCTACGAATGCCGCATATTGGAATCGATAAACACGAAGTCCATTCTTGGTATTCCAATCAAACATCCATTCTCCGATTTCGCGAAGATCTTTCTTGGAGTTGTTGCCTTCGAGCCACTCTGCCATTTCTCGGCAAAGACGTGGTGCATACTCAGAAAGATAATAGTCTCCGCCTCTCTTATAACCAGGTTTTGGTTTTGGAAAGGAAGGAAACTGATAACCTACCGATGTGTAGAATGGATATGGATAAACGTTAAGAAACCTCGTCATCTCTTCGATAGTTTTAAACTTATAGAGATGCGGAAGAATTGTGTTCGAGTATCCCGACGGTTTCACTGAGTAGTTAATACCAGAACCAGTCACACGATGGAGAAGGAACACATACAACCATTCGGCAAGCTTGAAGTCAGAGTGCTTACCAGTCCAGTCTGTGGCAATCGTCTTACGTTGGTATGTGTGATGGCCTTTCTCCATCTTGTCCCAGTAAGGATGCTCAGGAGTCCAACCATAGAACACATCGTTGACGATTTGTGAGAAGCCTGCAAACTTACGTTCGACGACGTCATAGAGCTCTACGTTCTCGAGGAGGTCGTCGTTCATATTTGATTCGAGGTATGGAACAGAACCAAGATTACACTTGGCTTGCTGATCCTTTGCTAGATGAAAATATCGGATATACTCGTCATAATATTCAGTGAGTTCCACGCAGATAATCTTTCATATTTTCAAGAGTCATCGTTACGTTACGAAAGTCATTCCACTTTCTGTTACGCATTGAAGGATGACCGATCTTGAGGTGATCTATACCAAGCTTGTCGAGTACCTTCGAAGGAAAGTTGCCGAGAGCAATCACCTTCTTGTCTCTAAACTTGCTTAGCTTAGTATTTATATCCTCAAGATTGACGTTCGCCATCTTTGGTTCTGCGTCGACGATATCAGGAATGACGTTGTAGAAGTCATATGCGTATTGACCTACGATGTTCATCCAGTTCTTGAGACGCCAGTACGTATCAGATCTCGAACGAACATCGTTGCTCGAAGGGCACAGACCGACGACCACGACATCATCACTGATATCGTGGCCACTCAAAGTCGAATAATATAAAACGTCTTTCATTATTTTACCTTATCAAAATGTCTTTCGTATACATGAAGACTACCAACATGCCAAATAATTTTTGGTTCTTTTGTTAGTCCTAAGTCTGCTGTCAAAGTATCAGCAACATGCTTTTGCCACGCGTAATCGTTACGATAACCGAAGACAACATCGTTCGAACGCATCTGAACGATTGCAACAAGTTGCTCATTACGAATCATATACTGTACAGTATTAGTACACATGAAGTCGCTCATACCATCGCGCTTGTAATCTTCCCACATAGTAGGTCGAGTGTAGATCATGACTGCGCGACGACTGTTTGGCAAATGTAATAATTCATTGAAGACACGCACATATTGCAAACCGTTATCTTTGTGATGGATAGCCCAACCATAATTCGAGTTGATCTTACCAGCACGATCAGCGACTTGCTGCCAAATAGCAGGAGTAATACCAGGAATGTCATCGACATACAATGACATTGACTCGTACCATTCAAGCTCACGTTGAATGTAGTCTTCGTTGAGCTCACCGAAGATGGTTGGTTCATCAGCTTCGAATGTGGCACCGATCATCTCGATGGTCTTGACACCAGTTTTGTCAGTGACAAAGTTGCTGTCCATCAGTTCGCCGATAAAGTGCTGACGAATGTCTTCAACTTTAAGCATTAGCAACCTTCTCTACTTGATATTTGTTTGCAGGACGTCTACCTCCGCGGGAATTCTTCGGAGATTTACCAATCTTTAAAATTAAAATACCATTTTGTTCTAAAGACTGCTTACGAGTTATTTCGTGGACAGTATCATTGATACTATGAAAAAGAGGATCATTAGGATCTTCAACATCTGGTGTTAAATACAGATCGTCTTGAAGATTCTCGACAGTAAACTTATATCCATTCGGTTTCGACTTGATATAGTTTTTAGTCATAGTTTTAATAATGTCTTCAACCTTCAGCAAGATTACCTCCAACGCTAGCGCCATCGATCTTGATAGGACGATTGAGGAAGTCACGCTTAGGATCTTGACCGTCCATCTTTCCGCGAGAATAAGCCACTACGAATGACGCATAGTTGATCAGATCCATTGCAGAGTCTACAATCGATTCGAAGTTAGGCGTATAAGTAGGATCTTTTTCCATTGCTTCGATGACAGACTGCATACGCAGAGTCTTGGCATAGATGAGATCGGTAATGGTTGCTACGCCACGAGGATAGTAATCAGCTTGGCGAATGCGTGATGCTTCGTTCTGATAGTCTTTCGACTTCTTCAGCTGAATCTCAGCACATTCTTGAAGGACTTTAATTGATTCGCGTTCTTTAGACATACTTTTCCACCTTATAATATTTGCCGTTAAATTGAGAAGGCATTAATGAATCTACCACATCTTGAGCATTAAGTACATTAATTAATTCGAATGTCACCACATCATTTTCTTGAAGTGGCCGATCTTCAGGCCGATGCATTCGATAAAAACAATAGTGAGTCAGAAGCCCAGCTTTAATGCCAGCTTCTACCCATGGATGTGTATTCATCTTTTGTTCAGAGACATTATAATTCAGTTGCTCATCGATGCACTTAAAGTCGATGAATGCTTCGTCGATGCGGACGTCATAAACGCATGCACCGTTCTTTGTCAGATGCTCAGGCAGAGGGCCAAGAACGATGTTTTTCTTGATAAGCCACTCTTCAAGGACCAGACAGTCGACGTCTTTGGTGAACTTGAAGTCGTTTCGACCGCCTTGATTGAGGCGTGACTTCATTGTTTCACGGAGTTCGAGGAAATCTTTATCGATCACCAAGCCGGGCTCGGTTACGGAAAAGACGGTTTTGAGTTTTTCTAATAGTTCAGTCATAATTTTAATCTACCACATCTTTCATAATATGTACACAGTTATTTAATTCCAAGTGCTTTTCGACCTTCAGAAAGATAATCTTTGTTTAAATGTGTTTTAACAGCATGACAGTTTTTGCAAAGCGTTTGAATATTTTCAGCAGTGTTATTACTCGGATTGCCATCAATATGGTCAGCGTCTAATTGACATTCTTTTGGAATAAGATTGGTAATGGTTGTACTACAAATAAAACCAAGACGACCGTCAGTGTTTTCACAATAATCTTTGCGAAAAACTTTATACTGCCAACCATTTACTTGATGTTTAATACCAAAATGCATCTCGCATATATTGGCCCTTTTAATTGTACCATCTTTGTTTTTGCCGACATTGCGGCCAAGATTCGTGCAATTTTCAGTCTCACAAATACGATTTTCGTGAGTCTTACACATTACAGCACCTTTCCGTCGAGGATGAAGTAGCCACGACCGAGATCATCGCGATCGAATTGCAAAATTTCGTCGTTCATCAAGATTTGCAGAGGCGCTTCGCCTTGAGCGTTGTAGGCTCCACCGAGACGAGCGAAATAAGTTTCAATCGAGTAATGCTTGATCAAAGCGGCTTGAAACTTGGCTTTCGTAACTGGACCACGATGTTTGAAACGGGCGACGAACTTACGCTCAGTACCTGTATTGTAATGGAGGTATCCACCATGGTATTCAAAGTTGCTCTTAACGAATGCAGTCATAATTAATTCCTTCTTGATTATAGGTCCACTATACCAAGAATTGGATTAATTGTACATGTTTATTTTCGAAACAAAACTATTTTTTGAGTTTTGTGAGTAGTCCATGGTTGTTAGCATGGCTCGGAGCCTTCCAACCAGCAGGCTTGATCAGATCTGGTAGACCGAGAGGATTTGGTCGTTCTGGTTTTACTCCGACCTCCTTTTGGAGGTTGGCACGAAGTACCTTATTCCATGCTTCATACGAATCGATACCCAT